ATTAAGCAAAAACCATTGCACAAAACTCCAAGCCACAAACACGCCAACAGCAATCAGCGGGGTAACTGCTTTGCTGTACCAAGGAGCTGCTGCGCTAGTGGAAATTTCTGATTCGCGCTTACGGGCGCTGTCACGATCTGTTGCATCTATCTTGGCGTATTCAAGTTCTAGTTCAGCCAGTTTCTGCGCTGCCTGTGGGTCTCCTGCAATAGCCTTTGCCACGGCTTCAACAGAATCAGATACGCCAAATTTAGAGGCAATAGCAGAGACAGCAGCGCCACCCAAAGGGCCAGCAACGGCGGTAGCCAAAAGAGGCGCAGCGCCTTTGAGGAGAGAAAGTAGTTCATTCATGTTAGCCTCATTTTGTAAGAAACAAATTCAATGGTTGCCCATCCTATAAATCCGGCAGCCAAACAAGATGCCAGCCCAATTAAAAGTATCTCAACCACTTCAGCCATTTTCTCGCGCTTAAGTTTCTTCGCGGCTTCGGCTTCACGTTCTTCACGCTTGCGGTTGGCAATAATTAGGTTGTATTCCGCTTGGATAGACTCCCAAACATCGCCCTGCCCTGAGTATATTAGTTGCTCTTTGAGCTTCTTTTCAGCGTCTCTGAGCGCCTTGGCCTGCATGACGGTATCAAGGGCTTGGCCCATGTCTGAGCGTTTCTTACCCTTGTCTTCCGTTGCTGCCTTGGCAACGGTATCCCGCATCTCAAAGAATTTAATCAAGTCGCCAGAACATTCATGCAAGTCTTTGCCCATCTGGATAGCTTCTTGCACACCGGCAATAGTGCTTTTTGCAAGAGCAAACGCGGCACTGATGCTGATTGGGTCAATCATTTTGAACTAACCGAATGAAGAAAAAAACCAATTAAACTGGAAATACTTGAGGCTATGACCATGCCCATCCAAAAGCCGCCTTTTGATTTGTTGGCAAGTTCAAGAAGCGTCTTAACGTCTTTACGCAGTTCGGTTACTTCAGATTCCATAGCCTCAACCTTGGCCCACATCATGCCAACTTTTACAGGGTCAATTCCGTCAACCATGATTATTTTCCAATATCTTCAAGTTTTGTACCGAGCTTGGCGGCTTTTTGCATTTCTTTTTCCATCTTTTTAACAGCCTTGGTTTCTGCTCTAGCAGCTTTTTTTGCTTGCAAATATGAACCAGCTTCTCTGCCAACAAATCCCATAGCTGTTGTAGTGGCGGGATTGAGATCGCTCAAATAACCCCCTATAGTTGACCCAATGGCTGCACCCGCTGCTGGAAGATTCTTTTCAAGCAAACCAAGTCGTCTTTGTTGAAGCGCTGCACCCTCATATTTTAACGGTGGAGTGTATTGACCCACAAGATTTAACTTGTGGAAATTTTGCACTTCTTCAGGAGGGAATGTCTCAACAATCTTTTGCCCAACAACTGAGTTCATCACATTGTTGGCTTTTTTGGAACTCCATTCGCCTATGTTGCCAGCGCCAGCTTTGTAAACTTCACGGGCTAAAGCACCATCAATTTCAGCAACAGCAGCTTTGGCAGATTCTCGCAATTCAGGAGATACAGGCGGCATTCCTTCTGGCGCATTGCGAACACGACCATTAGCCAAATCATTCAAAGTATCTCTAATGTGCCGCCATTGATCTTTTGGCAAATTGTTCAGCTTAGATGGGATTTTTTCTAATGGCGTAGACGATGTAATCACACCATTAGCATCTGCTTCACCAAACAATTTATTGATGCCTTTTGAACCAAAAATTGTTTTCTCCAACTTGTGAACATTGTCACCAAGTTTATAAAGTGCAGGATCGGCAACAGCAGCAATGTCTTTGTCAATAGCTTGGTTGATTTTTCGAATTGCATTTGCTTTATCTGGTGACCAAATTGAATTCATGCTCTTGCGAACAGCATCAAATGCAGCCACTGAACCTGGCGGGGCAATTTTGCCATCAGGCAATTCAAAACCAACAGTCTTAGCTAATTCAATTTTTTTCTTTGCGCCTTCTAATACATTCAATGTTCCATCTGTTTCATAAGTGGCGCGTGTTTGCGGGTTATCAAAAAAAGTATCCGCATGGGAACTGTTAATTTTGTTATCACCTACTTTTGCATAAGCAGAATCATAAATTTGTTGTTTGGCTTGGTTTAAATAACCAGTAATGCTTGCGCTTGATTGGTCATTAGGATCAATTCCATGAAACACATCATTGATTCGTTGACCACGTTGCTCATCGTCAATCAAACTCTTTGACGCGCCTGTAGCATTAACGCGATCTTCAGCAAATTTTGACAAACCAATTTGTTCATTGGCAATTTGCTCTTTCATTTTTAGACCAAGTTGTGTTTGATCTGCCATGTTTGCCAAAGCGTGTTCATTACGCAGCAAATTTTCATTACCAGTAACAACCCCTGGACGTGGTTTAACTCCAGGCAAAACTTCTTGAAACAATTTTGATCTTAATTGCTGCTCTGCAACAGAAACATCTGTTGGCATTTTGGTCAATTTGATTTTGGGGAAGGTTTCGCTACCACCAAGTTCTTCACCAGTAAATTGACCTGCGTATGGATTAGTAGATGCAGCAGCCGCACCAGCGCTACCTGCTGGAGCTTTCTTAGCGGCAAATTGGGCTTGCATTTGTTGAGGCGTAGTTACTTGCAATTCAGCAGCCATTTCGCGCAATGGTTGAGTCACTTTGCCAGCAACAGCTTTGCCTTCTTTCAAAGCACCAGGAACAGCAAACGAGCCTGTAACTGCCATATTACGAATGTCAGCAGCAGGGATGCCTATCTTTTCTGAAATCTGTTCAGGTGTCATGTGCAACACATTGAACATATGGTTAATAGCTTCAGCCGCTTTTGTACCCATAACGCCCAATGGATGCTGATAGGATTCTTTGCCAGTGATGCCAAAGGCTTTGCCTAATGGTTGGTCAATAGAAGAAGCGGCAGCTTGCCCAATTTGTTCAGCGCGTTCAGGCGTGTTTACTGTTCTTGCCAAGGCTTGAGTAATTGCACCATATGCAGCAGGTACAGTAGCGCCATAAAGCGTATCAATACCGCCTGCAATGCTTTCACCTAAAGAACGCTTTTTCTCTTGTTGTTTTTGCAGCATTCCAGCCATTGCGCGACCAACGGCAGTGCCACCAGCTTCAGGCGCTTGTGGTGCAGATTGTTGTGTTTGCTGAACTTGTGGAGCAACTTGAGGCTTTGCTGGCGCAGGGGTCTTGCCAAGAATCAATGAACCAAGTTCATCACCGCCAAAAGACTTTTCTGCTTCTGAAAGTTTAAAAAGATTCTTTGTACCTTTTTCAACAGTAAACATTGCACCGCTAATGATGTGGCGCTGCACAGGGTCTGACAGATCAATCTGTTGATTAGGGTCTAGGCCAATTTTTTTGGCAACAGTATTGATATAGGCTTCAGTGTCGTTTTTGTCAGTTGGTGGAGCCCATCGAGAAATAACGCCGCGCAAAGTATTGATGCCGTGTTTCTCGCCGTAAATTTGCAAATTCTTGTCAGCAGCTGCAATGCCTTCTTCTGCTGATTTAAATTGTTGGAATCCCGAGCTTCCACCGATAGGGCGCAAGTTACCAGGATTGTTTACAGGTCGTTGAGTAGGGGCTGTTTTTGGAGCCTCACCGAGAATGAGTGAGCCAAGTTCATCCATTACAAACTCCCTGTTTCGGACAACTTCTTAATGTTCTGATACTTATCAAAGAACTCTTTGCGTTTAGCAGGGTCAGAACCCAACAATTTGTCAATTTCGTTTTTACGCTTAACAATATCAGATTCGTTTTTAAAAATGTTCATTGCTTCAAAAACTTTGCTGTCAGCATTTGCGTTCCACAAATCACGATAAGAACTAATGTTGTTGTCGCCAAATTTTTGGGCAAATTTACGAGCGCCATTAGTTTGCAAATCAATGTTGGTTTGATCTGATTGAACCCTACGGGCAATCTTAATCAAGACTTCTGGCGGCACTTTGATTGTGCCGTTAGCCACTTCAGTCATGTTTAAGCCAGCAACTGTGCCACCAACTTGTCCCAATGCTTGACTGTTGGACAAAGCCATGTTTGCCAAATCTTTAGCAAGCGTTTCGTATTTCTCGCTCTCGATGCCCATGCGAATCTTTTGCTCAACAGCGCCCAAAATGCCGCCTTTGGGAGCAATCAAAGTTTTTTCAATTTCTTTAGCTTGTGATTCAACTTCTTGAGCGTTTCGGCGAGCCGTAGACAAATTACTTTGAGCGCCTTCCAGACGTTGGCGATAAGCAATACCAGCCTCTTTGTCAGCCGCCTCGCTTGGCTCCGCAGTAAACAATTGAGCGCCTGTGCGAACAGGGTACTTCAAAGGCATATTTGTAGGCGCTGCCGCAGGCTGACCAGCTTGAGGCACTGCACCAAGTGGAGCCATTTCAATCTTGCCAGTAACAGGATTGCGAGTGCCAAAAGCCTGACCTGGGGTAACGGCAACCTTTTCAGGCAAGCCCAATGCCATTTGACTTTCAGGTGTTAACTGACCAGCGGTCATTGCCTGCAAATAACCAAACGCTTTTGACGGGTCTGTTTTGATGATTTCACGCAATTGGTCAATAGCGCCGTGAGGATGCTTTTTAACGCCTTGAGCAGTCAACACCCGTTCAACGGTATCAACCTCATGCAGCATCTTTTCAGGGTCGTATTTTTTGCCTTCTTCTGGTTGGAAGTAAGGGCTAACCATTAAGCCAGATGCACCCGCTTTGGCAGCGCCAGCATATTTTTGTTGCAACTCAAGATTAGCGCCTTCTTCAGAAGTAAGTTGCTGACGACCCAAAGATTGAACTCGACTGATTTCTGATGGCGTAGTTTCTTGCGCCCGTTGAGCTTCCAACTGTTTGAGTTGAAGCGCCAAAGGGTTGATCTGTTGCGCTTGTTGGTATTCTTGAACGCCGCGAGCCATGCCCAACATATCCGACAAAGATGTTTGAGGTGTTGGACGAATGCCAGCGGCAGCAGCGGGGGCAAATGTAATGTCAGCCATTATTAACCTCCGCTTGGTGTAAAGAATGAATTTATTGCTGAATTAACATCAGATGACCCCATTCCTCCACTAGGTTTATTCATCAAACCATACATCATTCCAGCGTTACCAAGGTTACTCAAAGCGCCAGAATAAGCATTAGCTG